GAGTGTTCCGACAGCGCTGCATCATGAGGCAATGGTTTGTGGATACCGAACTGATTCGGTTCCCATAGATGAAACCTACATAGTCTACCCAGAAGCGTTCTAACTTTACCACGTTGTTGTGCTCTACTCATCACCGCATCCATGAGCTGTTTAACAAAAGGCACCTTGCTATGATATTGTTTAAATAAATCCTCTGCTTGTAATTTGTTTATACCAAGCTCTGCTTGTAATTTATTTTTACCCATACCGTAAAACAAACCAAGATTAATTGTTTTAGCCTGAAATCTACCAATGTCGGCCATATCTGCTACAATCTGATGGAAGTCTGCATTTTCATTTTTGTATGCCTCTACTACATCCTCTACAGAATAAAATCCTTGCAGTGCAGCGTAGTGCACAACAAGACGTGGTTCTTGTTGGTTGTAATCAAAGCAGCCCCACTTACATCCTTCCTCAGGTATAAACAACGATCTTATCCGTGGTCCAAGATCTTTGTTCCTTGCAGGTATTTGCTGTAAGTTTGGATTGTTCATACTAAATCTACCTGTTACCGTACCACCACTGTCGCCACGTAACTGGTTTATCTCTGCATGTATTCTACCATTGGCTGAATATTTTAATATAGTATCAATAAAAGTTGTGTGAGCTTTATTAATCTCTCTTGCTTTTGCTATGGCTTGCACAATTTGATGAGGGTGATTCGCTAAAAAGTTTTTTGTAAAACTAGGAGCCCCTGTTTTTACAGTTCGTTCGTATGGTAAACCAAGCTTATCAAACACCTTCGCAATAGATCTTGCAGCCCAAATTTGTACTTCTTGTTTGGTTTCAGAATAGATGGCACCTAGTAATCTATTCTCTTCTTCAACCATGTTTTGTTTTTCTCTAGCTGCTCTATCTTTGTCTACACGAACACCTAAGAATCTCATGTCAACAAGAACAGGAAACAATTTTGTTTCCATATTAAATATATCTTCAATGTCTTGATGTAATATTTCTTTTTTAAATTCTTGCCACAACTCCAGTGTGAGTTGGGCGTCACGCTCCGCGTAAGCTCCAACGTACATAGCTGGTAGTTTATACATTTCTGCTTTTGGATCTACACCCCAAGACTTTGCTGTTTCTTGTAATACACTTTCATCTTTACCTTTACCTAAATAATCTCTAGACAAACCATTTAAATCATATCTAAATCTATTTTCATCTACTAGTGATGCAGCTATCATGGTATCTACAATTTGTCCTTTTACATTTATACCAAGAGCTCTTAACCAACAGATATCATACATTGCGTTGTGAAATATCTTAATCGAATCAGTGTTCATCTGGTCTTGTAACCATTTTAAAACCATCTTACGATCCATGTTACCACCACCTTCATGTGCAATAGGATAGTATGCACACCAATCGTGTGTGGCTAATGATATACCAACCACATCACCTACACCTACAACAGAACCAGATCCCATTCTTTCGTTTAGGTTTGGATCTTTTGTTTCTAAGTCTACAGCTATCTCATCGTATTTACCTAGATCAGGAAAGTCTGTTGGTGGTATCCACTCTGTTTGTGGTTTAAATATCATTTTCATGTTTACATTCTCCTGCTATTGCCATGTATGCAGCTGCATCGACATAGGTATCTGATGTTGGTTGACCAAACTTTGTTCTAGCTACTTTTAACAACGCCATCATGACAGCAGCATCGTGTGCCGTAATCTCTTTGTCTAAATACGCTGTCCATAGTTTTGCTATGTTTGCGTGATTTACAATTTTATCGCCGTAAGTTTTTGCTCTAGGTCCAGCGATTAATTCTTTCGCTAGTTGTAACGCTTCTTCTGTTTTCATATTTTATATCCTTTGTATATGTCTTTTGGTCTGATGACATGTAAATGATTTTTAGTTCTAGTTGCACCAACATAGAATAATCTATTTTCATCATCAGGATTTTGTTCGTAGTTTCTTTGTGTGTTTCTTGATAGATCTGTCAGGAGAACCACGTTATCCTGCTCACCACCTTTTGCACCGTGTATTGTAGATAAAGTAATTCTTGGTTTTGAATTTAACTTTTCACCATTCTCCCTCATCCTTCTTATATACCTTATTATTCTTTGCGGCGCATCATCAAAAGCTTCATACCAAATTTTATCCGTTTTCAACCAACGTCTCTCTTGTAGGTTTGAAATTTTATATGTTGCATCTTTGTCTAAAAGTTTTAAAGAATTTTTTTCAAAGTGATTCGGTGACATGTAGGATGCGATTCTATTAATTTGATCGTAGTTTATATCCACACCTTTACGGAGGTTTTCCCAATCAGTTATAGCTTTGTACAAATCTTGTTCCCGATTCGTTTTGTACTTGTTCTCGTAGTACAACCCCTGTGAGTATAAGTGATTCTCTAAATCATTTAACATAAACTTAGTTCTAGCTAGGACTAGCCAATTACCTTGTTTCATGTTAATTTGTTCAAAATCATCGTGATATGAAAGTAATCCTCTTTGTGTTTTTGGTCGCCACTCTTTTGGTAGTCGCTTTTGTATCTTATTTACTATGCGTGATGCCACATCATGAACTACCTGCGGTATTCGGTATGACTGTGTCAACTGCATTATCTTTCCTGTCTGTGATATAAAACTATCTACATCTGCACCAGCCCATCTAAATATAGCTTGATCATCGTCACCTGCTAAATATGTGTGTTCTGTTTTATCCCATATTGATTTAGCCATACCCCATTGTGTTTGAGATAAGTCTTGTGCTTCATCTATAAAAACTACATCGAATCGTGGTGATCTATCAGACTTAATAAATTCTGTAATCATGTCTGTAAAATCAATTAAGTTATAATCTTTCTTGTACTGATTTAAATCATGCACAAACTGTTTGAGTTGGTGCACCGTTATGTCTTGTGTATGTTCTTTTAAATTATATTGTTGTTCTGGTGTAATACCTCGTAATTTAGCTAATTGTACAATACGTAGTAAATCACTTTTAGTTGTAAATAATCCTGTGTGTTCGTTATCATACTCATGATAATCAACAATAATACCCATCTTCTTACCTAGATCTTCGTAGTGTCTACGTTGCATAACTTCATCCTTACGTATGCCAAGTCTTCTAAATGCTAGTGAGTGTAGTGTTCTAAAATATGGTAGGTCATCCTCTGATAGATTAAACTTAGACATGGCTCTATCTCTTGCTTCATAAGCAGCTTTCTGTGTAAAAGAAAAATATCCTATTTTATCTGGATCAGTTTGTTTCAAATACATATCTACTTCATTTAGTAAAGTGGTGGTTTTTCCTGTGCCTGGTGGTCCTAATACTATTGTTTTCATAATAAATGTGTCATTAGAATAGTTGCTATACAGATAACTGTAATAAGCGTAACGTCTTTCTTCAAAATGCGTCCTCCTTTTTAAACTTACGTTCTTTTATTTTTATTTGTTCTTTTTCAAATTGTTGTAATTTTATTACAGAGAGTTTCTTTTTACCTATATTCATTCTAACATGTTCACACCCACAATGTTCTAGCAGCCATAATATTGTTATGTCATATTTTTCTGTCCATTTATGTCTGTGTAAAAATTTATGATAAAAGTGTGTAAATATAAAATGATGGTTATTATCTTTGTTCCAAACATTCCCTGATTCCATATCCTCTTTTGTTGCACCTTCTGCTGTTCTACTAGTACAATAATTTTCTAAATGTTGTGCTAACTGCTCTAATTTTGTTGCACCAGTCGGTGCCTCTATAATTTCTGGATTAGACATTAACAGTGAAACCATATCTTTATAATCTTTTGGTTTAATTGTAGGTGGAAACTTATGTATCTGATTCATACACGCTCTAACAAAAAGTCTTTGTTCTTGTAACTCCTCTGCTTTTAGTTCTACTCTCTCACCGTCTACATTTAATCTAAATATTTTTGGATCTAATTCTACAATCTGTAAGTCAGATAATTGTGGAAATAAACTTTGTGTGCCTATTCCATATTTTCTAGTTTTACATAATTGCTTATCACAATGGTTGCACATTGGTTCTTCTGTGCATTTAAAACCATAGTCTTTATTATCTTTTCTAAATTTTGTTATTTCATCGTGTCTAAATGGATTTACAAAATGTTTAAAATTAAATGCATCTAGTTTATCTGCCCAACTGTCTGGCCACTTCTTTTTTGCATAAACTCTGTATTGGAACATAACTCTGTCTCTACCATCATCTAATTTTTCTTTTGTTAGTGATTCGAGACAAGGTGGTCCATCATCAAACTCTGATGGTGGTCTTTCTATTTTTAAGTCTTGTAATTGTTTTGGTGAGAGAGCTCCAGATTTTATAGAATTTAAAAAAGCCGTAATTGTAACAGCTTGTCCAGATTTGTCATAACAATATCTTGTTGAATTTTTACAATTAAAGTATGGTAAATTTAAAAAATTTCCTGTATCATCTTGCGATTTTAATTCAATTTGTTTTGGAAATACCTCAGCATTACCAAACCCTAGCACAGCACTAACAGACATAAGTTTGTCTCTCATTAATTTTGCTGGAACATAATCTGTTGTAAATAAAAATATATGTGCACCACCACTTTTTGATCTACACACCCAAAGCGGTATTTTATATTGATCGATTTTGTTTATAATTTCTTTGTGATTAAGAGTGTATTTATCTACGTCGATACATCCCCATCTACATTCATTGTCTTCGTTTATGGGTATGATTCCTAAACTAGGTTCAATACCATTAAGATGGTCCTCCCAATGTTTTTCAGTGACTACTTCTCTTTTGACAAAAGATTTACCTTTGACCTTTAATCCATCGGCACCTTTCTTGTCTACATAAGTGCATCCGTGCGCACGCTTTAGTCCTGTAAATATCTTTCTAAAATCTTCCATAATTGTTTCGTAGGGGGCGGATCCAGTCTCCCATCACCGCCCCAGGTCCTTCCAATGGAAGTCTTTAATATGGTGAATCGGATTTGGATTCCTGCTCTCCATGTTTTACATTCACCTCACCTTTGGAAACGTTTGCTCCAAAGTCTTTGGCAATCTTGTAAATACCTGGATCGCTAATTGGTCCAACTCTAGACACATCCCAGCCAAACCACGTGCCTTTGTCGTTAGACTGTTGCACGGTTTTTAACTTATAAATATGGCTATATGTTGGCGGTGTGAACATACCGTTCTTACCTTGCATTTTCAAACCCATCATCATTGAGTTCCATTTTCTACTCACTTTTAATTGAGTAGCTTTCATAGATATCAATGCTGTTGTTGGATTGTTGCCAAGTATAACTACGAAATGACTCGCTGTATTTTCAAGATAGTTGCCGTTAGACAATCTATCTTTATTAAACTTGTCTCTTGTAGTTGACGGTAAGTCATCTCCAGCTTCATAGATTTTTACTGGAGCACCTTGACTCTCACCTCTGTCCTGCCATTCGATGTACTGTCTTTTGTAGTGCACCGGCACGACATCTATCCCCTTAACGCCATCATAAATCTCGTTTGTTACGGTATTTATAATCATGCCAGGTTCTGCCCCCTCAACATGTTTAGCGTCCCTCTTGTTACACTCAGGAGATAGTTGACCAAGCACTTTTAAAAACGGTAACGCAAGATCTTCTTGCGTCATGTTTAAGCCTTGGCCTGCATCAGCTTCAAAATTAACTGCAGCTAATGCGCCTTCTTTCTTTTTTGCTACTTCGCTCATGGTTATTTATTCCTCTTTATTGTTGTTTTGTTTCCAACATAAATGTTGAAAAGTTCCGTTGGCATTTCTTTACCTGCCTCCATACGCTCACGGACTAACGCTTTTAGGGTCATGGGCTCAACCTTCAACTTTTGTGTCGGTTCAAGTCCCTGACCCTTTGCAAGGTTGGCATAATCAGCCGCCTTGTTATCCTCGTTACGACCGAACGATACGGATATCTCATTTTTGATTATATCGCCCAGGCCATTCTCACGAAGCCAGTTAAACGCCGCTTCTTTATTTGCTTGTGTAATAGTGGCGCTGTAATTTGTTTTAACTTCTACAGATGATCCATCTTGTAGTTTTAAATATGATAAACCCATTTCAGACAACATCGTAGGAATCACTTCACCCGATATATGTTCTAAATGTTTTTTCTTTTGTTTGATTTGCTCTTCGTCTAATTCTATAGCTTTTTGAACTGCTTGCATTTCTTTAATTTTATCTGCAAGTTTATTTATATTAGTTGTTTTGTCTATGACCTGCTCTTGGTCTTTCTCAAAATCAATCGTCATTCTTTGCTCCTGTTCCGTACAAATCAATCTCTATTGGGTAGTATCTTTTTTCTTGTCTATCCCATTTTAAGAGATTGTATCTACCGTTTGTATTTTCTGATATCAAACAACAGACTACCCCTATTATAGCAGGATCTCCTGTTAATAACAAGTAGTCTGTTGGTTTGAAATCTTTCAAAAGTTTTTTAAGTTTGATTATTAGTGGACCAGGGGAAAAAATCATTTGTGATCTTTCGTCCAATAAAAATTTTAACTTACCGTATTCTGCTGCACCCATAATATTAAATTTAGGTCGACCCTCTCTTGTGCCTGCAATTTCTTGCACAACATAAACAGTAGAAGTTGATGTTTTTATTTCTTTATAATCCATACTTTCAAAACTTTCGTCTTGACTATTTAGCAAAATCCTATATACGTGTCAATAGAAAGATGAAATACAAATTTAAAACTAAGCCGTATGCGCATCAGTTAACTGCGTTAGAAAAATCTTGGAATAGAGATACGTTCGCATACTTTATGGAAATGGGTACTGGCAAAACGAAGGTACTAATTGATAATTTAGCAATGCTTTACGATAAAGGTAAAGTTGATGGTGCACTTATAGTTGCACCCAAAGGTGTAATAGGTACTTGGTACAATCAAGAGTTGCCGAATCATTTACCCGATCATATAGATAATGTGACCGTATTGTGGCAAGCCAATATTAATAAAAAACAACAGGATAAGCTAGATCAACTGTTCAAAACAGGTCATGAATTACATATACTAGTTATGAATGTTGAGGCTTTTAGTACAGATAAAGGACTAAATTTTGCCAAAAAATTTTTACGTTCGCATAAATCTTTAATGGCCATAGACGAATCAACTACGATTAAAAATCCAAAAGCCAAAAGAACAAAAAATATTTTAGAATTAACTAATCTTTGTAAATATAGAAGAATAATGACAGGATCACCTGTAACAAAAAATCCATTAGATTTATTCACACAATGTTATTTTTTAGATCCTTTTCATTTAAATCACGAATCATATTATTCTTTTCGAATGAGATATGCCGTGATGAAAACAGCTCACATATCTGGTAGATCCATACAGTTAGTTGCAGGTTTTAAAAATCTAGCAGAGTTGTCTGATAAACTAAAACCTTTTTCTC